GTGATGAAAACTTAATTGTAGAAATTCAAGACATCAATTTACCATTATTAGAAGAATTACATTGTTCATATAATCAAATTGTAAATATTCAAAATCTAAACATGCCTTTATTAAAAGCATTACTTTGTGATAATAATTATATATTAACTATGAATAATATAAATTTACCATTATTAGTAGAATTATGTTGTCATGATAATCAATTATTAATAGATGCATTTAAAATTCTAGAAAATAATAATTTTCCCTTATTAAGTGTAAATAATATTGATGATACAGATGATTAATTTATTTTTCCCAAACATTAACAAAACCTTTAACAATTAATTTAAATTTCCATTCTAATAACTTTTTATTAACAGCATTATAATCACATAAATTAGGAAAATCTTGCTCCATAATAATCATTCTATAATGTTTAATATATTCGCCATTTTCTTCTAAAAAAGTACACATACATCCTTCGCAATCAGCTACTAAAACATCGAATTTGACTTTTGTAGAATACATAATTTGTTTAATCGAATAATTATTAACAATAACATGTTTACTTTTATCATCTTTTATATCATTATTCGTTGTACGCGTGGCATAATCTGCATGTATTAGAGTCATGGGTTTTTTAGAAATTACCCCATTAATAATAGTAAATTTACTGGCATGGTTTTTTCTATTCTTAATTAATGCTTTTAATACACGCTTATCTGGTTCTATTACTACATGATCGTGTGGATTTTCTAATTTGTTATTTATTACACAGCTGACTGTTCCATATCTAGCACCCAATTCTAAAACTTTCATATCAGGCATTATATAATCATTAGCCATATGTTGTTCTGGTCGTTCATTAATAATATTGTTGATAACTTTGTCATTTTCATCATAATAATCAATTTCATCTAATTGTTCTATTTTTAAATGTGAACGTTTAGGATATATGATTGTTTTTTCTTTCCATGTATTTTGTAATTTAAATTTCACGAATTGTTCTATGTTACTAGATTTAGGAAATTTGCGCCAGAAAAAACTAGTTGATTGATATGCTTCCCGAACATCTTGTTTGACAACTATATCATATGAATGAGGATTACGACCTGTTTTTTCTTTCAATGTTATTAATTTATTCTTTTTCTCCTTATTTTTAGTCTGTTTAATTTGTTGTTTAATTTTATCAACCTTTTGTTTTGTACGTTTCCAATTATCAAATGTTATGGCAAAATCTATTATATCTGGATCATTACCAAGTATTGATAGAAAAAATTCATCTCCAACGTGCATTTTACCAAAAAAGTTTAATTTATCAGGATTATTTAATAGTATTGTAACATGTTTTCTCGCCAAACAAAATCTAGCATAATGTTTTCTCCATGTTATGTTAAGTTTATCGTGATTTTTTTGTGTTTTAATTCTTGTTTCCCAATCATATGTTGTAATATTCATGTTTTTAATATGTGATTTTTCTAAATGATCTTCATGCATTACTTCCCGATATAATTGTGAAAATTTTTTCAATGGAACACAACTTTCACTGAGTGTAATAAATTTAACATTATCTTTATCTTTCATAGCATGTTTTAACAATTCATGATATGCATTAACAATATAACCCCATTCTGTTTCTACTAATGTTGGTATTATATTATTTACTAACCATGGAACAGTAACTTTATCAGGATATTTAGGATGGCAATATATATTAATATGCTGATGCTGTCCATTAAAATATTGAGACCATAACTTGGGGAAATGAACATCGTCGATCGTTAGAAATAAAAATGCTATTTTTCTCATTATTATTAGATTATAAAAATATTATCTTAATAAAAGATAATATGCTGGATAAAAATAATATTAAACATTTTATTAAATATATTATTATGTTTATGGTAATTATATTAACAACCTATATTGTAACAAAAAATACATTAACATTAGAACAATATGGTGTAATAGCTATTGTTTCCACAACTGTTTTTATAGCATTAGATTATTATGCACCATCATATAATATTACAGTTGATGCAAATATATTAACTCAAACTGATTGTGTACATTAAATAGATGAAATAAATTCCCATTCAAGATAATTGCATATCTTTTCCCATAATTCATCATGTTCATCTAATTTATCATCTGCTAAATAAGGATACTTTTCTGCCTCTTCATCTTCTCCTAATAGTTCAAAAATTTTATGAAACACAAAGTTGGTATTCATAAAATTTTTTCTATTTGGATCTTTAAATATATACCATGCATCTTCAACAGTAACAAACATTTGTTTGACGGTTTCTTCTAATTCATGAGGTATTGTTGGTGCTGGTATACCATTTAATTTATTAATAATATATACAGCATGCTCAGATATTGTAGATCTACCAATATTTTTTAATACCATTTTAATTATACTTTTAGTAACTATTTGTAAATCTGTTATACCAATAACATATAATTCATGACGAATTTCATCAAAAATTTCTTCTTCTATTTCTGTTGATTCTTTACCTTGACTTTGGTTTAATAATTCTGAACAATGATTTGAACGTTTATATGTATTTGTTTTGACTTCATTAATAGGATCTTTATATGAAGGTTTGTCAGAATCAATTATAACAGTTTCTGTTTCTCCACAATCTATACATTGATATTGTCCTTCGTGTAAATTTAATATTTTTGGTATATTACATTTAGTACATGTTCTATCCATTACACCTTTCTTTTTTCTTCGTGATTTATTAATTGATTGAAAATATTTATCTTTTATTTTAATTTTCTCTGCTTTATTTGACGATTGATTATATGATTTTTTAAATATATCACACAAATCAACTTCATGTATCTCATTCTGCGTATCATCTTTTTTATAATAATCATATAACAAATCATATGTTTCATCAAAATATATTAATTCTTCAGTATTGTTTTCAATATTATATATTTCTGCTTCTAAATTATTTTTTTCATTATTTAAAACATTAATCAAACAGTTTTTTTTATAAATATTAGTATATTGATCAATTTTTGTTTCTAATTCCTGAAAAGTTTTATTTAGTCTATTAATTTTTTTAATTTGAGGTGTTTCTTTATTTATTTCATACATATTTATCACCTGTTTAACAGTTTTATTACATTGTTCGGATTCAATATTGTTATGTAATTTTTCCATCTTAGATAATATTTTATCTTTTTGTAACATTAATTCATTAACTTTTAATTTAATTTTTTCTTCGTCATTTAAATATTCTATTTCTAATATTTTATCATCTAAATCACTCTTTAATTTTGGTAATTCTTGTTTCTTTCTCTCGAACTCATTCATTATTTCTATATGTTTAACATCTACCGAATTTTGTGTAGGATTGTTATTTTTGCTATTATTGTTACATAATGTATTATATTTAATGGTTTTTTCTTTAAACAAAGACATATTTATACATTAAAATAACCTAGTGGCTTTAAGTGAAGTTTAAAAACATTATAGGAATGATTTTTTTAAATTTTTAAATTGTCGAAAATAATTTTCTATTCATACTATATATATAACATGCCCGGAGGATTATTACAAGTTGTTGCTAGAGGATCACAAGATGCATATTTGACCAGTAAGCCCCAAATTACTCACTGGAAGATTGTATACAGACGCCATACTATTTTTGCCACCGAATCTATTGAACAGGTTTTTAACGGTACCGGAGATTTCGGAAAGAGAGTTGTGTGTAATATCCAGAGAAATGGAGATTTGATTACCAAGATGTACTTGAGAATTAAGCTTCCTGCTTTGGCTGCTGGTCAGGCTTGGTGCCCCAGAGTCGGCCATGCCGTCATAAAGAACCTCGAACTTAATGTTGGAGGTACCGCCGTCGAGAAGCAGACTGGCGATTGGTTGAATATTCAATACGAAGTCAACCGTGAATTTGCCCATGATCGTGGCTATGATGAGATGATTGGTAACACCGATGCTTTGACCGTTCCCGGACAAGGTACCCCTGCTGCCACTCTTTATATTCCTCTTAGATTCTTTTGCTGCAATCACGATGGTCTTGCCATCCCTTTGATTGCCACTCAGTATCATGATACCCGTGTCGAAGTTGAATTCAACCCTCTTTCACAGTTGGTTTGTGGTTATGATGCCGCTAATGCTTCAGGTGCTATGGGTTCTTGCTCTCTTTTCGTCGATTACGTCTATCTTGGAGGTGTCGAACGTAAGAAGTTTGCCCAGGCTTCCCATGAATATCTTATTGAACAGGTCCAGCATAACGGTGGAGAATCTGTTAACTCTCAGGCCCAAAAGTTCAGACTTGATTTCAACCATCCCTGTAAGGCCATCCATGTCAATGTCCAACAGGATAAGTACACCACCGGTAAGAAGTACCTTGCCTGGAACCCCAAGGACTGGGCCGCCACCAAGGCTGATGCCACCAGACGTCTTTGTTTGGCTTACGGTGACCTAAGCTCCACTACCAATCTTTACGAAGGTAAGTCTGGTCTTGGTGCTGAATTGGCTGCCGCTATCACTGCTGCCAGAGTCACTGTCGCTGATAACTCTGCTAATGCCGTACTTGATGTTGATAACCTTGTTGTCCTTGGACATCAGCTCGGTGATCATCTCGTTTCTACCCCTGTCGCTGACTTGGCTGTTGGATCTGCTACCAGAGAAACTGCCGGTGATGCTGCTGCCGGTCTTGATTGTGTCGTATATGACTGGTCTAATTACGGTGTCTTTTTGAATAGAGCCGTTAACCCCGTCAAGGAAATGCTTGTTCAGTTGAATGGTACTGAGAGACTTTCCAAGAGAGACGGTATGTATTACAATTACGTTCAGGCTTACCAGTGCTACAAGGTTACTCCTACTGATGGTCTTAATCAGTTGTCATTCGCTTTGTCTCCTACCGAACATCAGCCTTCTGGTACCTGTAATATGTCTAGAATTGATAATGCTTCTGTTCATATTGACTTTATTACCCAGGCTTACGTTAATGTTGCCGGAGTACCTACCCTTACCAATGTCTCTGTTTCCAGTGCCGGTAAGTGCAATATTTACTCGCCAAATTATAATGTCTTCCGCGTAATGGGCGGCATGGCCGGATTAGGGTATTCTAACTAATTGCTGGGTTTTGGTTCATTATTTTAATTATATAAATATAATCTATATTTATGATAAACACAAAATAAAAAATTTTTAAACAAATAGCAATAAAAACAACCTAGCTATATATATTAGGGAATTAAGTGTTTTTGATTTAAAATTGATTTAAAATTCTATTATTGCAATAGTATATATATTGTAATGAACACAATGAAAGGAAATGCTTATGAAATATTTGTTCGCAACTACATACATAAAGTAAAAGGTAATGATTGTTATCTATGGAAGGATACTCCAGTGAGAATATTAGTAGATTGTGGATATTATAAATCATATAATGATAAACGTTTACGAACACAAAATAGACCAGATCATGGTTTTGATTTAATAGAAATACTTCCAAATAATAAACTCAATGCTATTCAATGTAAATGCGGTTATGAAAATGGTATTTATATTGATAATCTAGCGGGATTTTTTATGTTATTGGCAAACAATCCATGTTTTTCTGGAGAAGTTTATTATACAACTGATAAAATATCACGTGTATTAAAACATGAAAAAAATAAAATAAAATATACTCAATTATTATTTGATTTTAACATTAAAGATCATTGTATTAATCCAATTAAAAATAATAATTATATAGCTAATTTAAATTTATATAAAGAAAAATTATTGCCATTAGAACAAATTAAATTTATAGCACGAAAATATCAGATTGATGCAAAAAATACTGTACTGAAAGAATTTGAAACAGAAAATAAAGC